AGTTTCCTTATACCCCTGCGGGTATTCGCAAAGCTAAAGAAGCTGCGAAGAAGGAAAAAAAAGATAAGAAGTCTATGTTGAAAGGATATGGCAAATGAGCAAGCTCTACAAAATTGATGGTTCCGAGTATATCGGTAAGGACAAAGTAAGCACACCTGATGGCCGCTTCCACACTGGTAGCTCGTTTAGTGCTGACAGTGAGCGTTTGTTCACTGCTGAAGAGCTTTCAGATCGTGGGATTACTGCTCGCGCGCACGTTCCAGAGAAGCGCGTGGAAAAAGTTAAAACAAAAAACACCCCTACCTCTATCCGCAAGCTCGGTGAAGAGGCGACAGACTAATGGCTGTAAACGCTGCTGGAAACTATACTAAGCCTGGTATGCGCAAGAGTATGTTTAATCGCATCAAGGCTGGTGGCAAAGGCGGTGCTCCTGGTCAGTGGTCTGCGCGTAAAGCTCAGATGCTTGCCAAGCAGTATAAAGCCAAGGGCGGGGGCTATCGAGACTAATGAAGCCTTCACAAAAATCTCTTGTTGCCTGGACTAAACAGAAGTGGCGCACTAAATCTGGTAAGCCTAGCACCCAAGGCAAGGAAGCTACTGGCGAACGATACCTGCCAGAGAAAGCAATCAAATCACTAAGCAGTGAAGAGTATGCCAGCACCACCGCAAAGAAGCGTGCGGCTCGCCGCGCAGGCAAACAGTTTTCCAAGCAGCCTAAGAGCGTTGCAGAGAAAACAAAAAAGTATAGAAGCTAGGACAGAGTATGACTATTCCCTATCGCTCAATGACAAACAACTCGTTTCACGAGGACTTTCACTTGCAAGTCGCTCGTGGTCACGTTGAAGGGCATAGGGTTCTAAACATCTTTGGCTTCAACTCAGCTATCGGTCTTACCTTTCGCACTCCCTGGGAGTTGGCCGCAACCACAGACTATGTGTATCCTACTGCGGCCACAACAATGACAGTGCAAAGCACAAGCGCAGCTGATGTTAATGTTGCTTTTTTAATTCAAGGGCTAGATGCAGACTACAATGAAATTCAAGAAGCTGTTCTGACAAACGGCACGACTTCTGTTCCCACAGTAAACTCATACCTTCGCATAAACAAAATGATTCAGATCGGTGGTATTGCTGTCGGAAACGTTAGTCTGCGCAATGCTGGGATTACTTATGCTCAGGCCAATGCTGGTGTTGGGGTAAGTCAGATGGCTCAATATACTGTCCCAGCTAAACACTCGTTTTATCTGTATCGAATATCTGGTTGGTCAGCCACAGCTAACCCTAATCAGTATATTACCTTTGCGAACCAATCCTTTGTCAATGGTGGTGCAATCACTAGATACAATACAGCAGAGGCAACCTTTATTAACGACTTCAATGTGCAGCGTGCCTTGCCATTTAGGGTCGATGAAAAGACTGGACTTAGCTTTAAGGCTAAATCTAGTGGACAAACAAACGAAGTATCTTATGCTGTCGAGGGGATACTAGTTCAAGAACAGGAGTAGTTATGTCTTTCTTGCATACAATTAACGAACGTGAGCGTGATATGCTTCGCATTATTGTGAAGAAAGTTCACATGAAGCACCACCCCAAAGACTTTTGCACTGATTATGAAGCAGATAAGCTGATCGCAACTATTGCACCAGACACCGTTGAGAGACTTATCAAAGTAGGAACGGACTGGAAACTTGACAACCTTTAAGTATAAACCAGACGGAGAAGTCCTTAAAGCATTTATGAAGGACGATACATTCTTTCGTGGTATTCGGGGGCCTGTAGGCTCTGGTAAGTCTGTTGGCTGTTGCATTGAAATCTTTCGACGCGCTCTCGCGCAAAAACAAAATGATGATGGTATCCGTAGATCTCGCTGGGCTGTCATTCGGAATACAAATCCACAGCTAAGAACCACAACAATCAAGACTTGGCTCGACTGGTTTCCTGAAGAAACCTGGGGGAAGTTTCGTTGGGAGGTTCCGTATACCCACCACATTAAGCGCAAGGACTTAGACCTTGAGGTTATCTTTTTGGCACTAGATCGGCCAGAAGATGTAAAGAAGTTACTGTCATTGGAGCTTACAGGCATTTGGATTAACGAAGCGCGTGAGTTGCCTAAGTCTATTATTGATGCTTGCACCATGCGTGTTGGTCGTTTCCCATCCATGCGCGATGGTGGCCCAACCTGGACTGGAGTTATCGCTGATACTAACGCCCCAGAGGAAGATCACTGGTGGCCGATTATGTCTGGTGAAGTTCCCGTGCCAGACCATATCTCTCAAGAAGAAGCGCGTATGCTGGTAGCCCCAGATAACTGGAAGTTCTACACGCAACCTGCGGGTATGATTGCAGTTAAGGATGAGGAAGGTAGTATCCAGAGTTATAAGCCTAACAAAGATGCTGAAAATTCTGCTAATATGATGAAGAGTTATTACCCCAACCTTATTCAAGGCAAGACTAAGAGTTGGATTGATGTGTATGTAATGAATAAGTTAGGCCAGATTAATGAAGGAAAACCTGTTTATCAAATGTTTGCTCCAGATATGCATATTGCTAAAGAAGAAATTCCTGTGGCTGCTGGTGTTCCTGTCTTTATTGGGTTGGATTTCGGCCTTACTCCTGCTGCTGTTTTTGGTCAGCGCGTTAGAGGTCGCTGGTTACTTCTTCAAGAGATTGTAGCTTTTGATATGGGCATCGTCAGGTTTGCTGAATTGCTTCGCACAGAGATAGCAACTAGGTATGCTGGCTGCGATGTGAACATCATTGGCGACCCTGCTGGTGACTTCAGGGCGCAGACTGATGAAAGCACTCCATTTCAAGTTTTGCGCGGTGCTGGGTTAACTGCTCGTCCAGCTTCAAGCAATGATGTGTCGCTTCGGATTGAGGCTGTCGCAGGAACGCTTAACCGAATGGTGGAGGGCAAGTCTGGCTTGCTTATCGATCCACGCTGCAAAGAGCTTATAAAGGGCTTTGAGGGTGGTTATGGCTATCGTCGTATGCAGGTATCTGGAGAGCGCTTCGATGACAAACCAGATAAGAACCGTTTCTCTCACATTCACGATGCATTGCAATACTTAATGCTTGGTGGTGGTGAAGGCAGAACAGTGCTTAACCAGGGGCAAGTTGCAAGGCCATTTACTATGAAGCGAGAGTTTGATATATTTACACGTAAGCCAAAGAAGGCGAACCAAGGTTTTTGGAATAGGATGAAGTAATGGGTATGTCAGGGCCAGCGCTTGCTAGAAAGCGCGCACAAGAACAACAGGCGCGTGCCAGCTTTAAGGCGGGTGTCTTAAAGCAAATTGGTATTGACCCATCTAAAATTGCTGATCCAGTAGAGCGAGCGTTTACTGAGAAGGCTATTGCTAACTTTACTCCATACAAATACGACTTCAAAAAGTTTAAGCCATCTCAAGCTGCACAAGACAAAAGAAACTTACAAGAGTTTAACAAACAGTTTTCCGCAGTAAAAAGTGCTGCATCAATGTTTGACCTTACGCCTCAGCAAATTTCTGAAGCAAAAGCTGCGGGTGTTGATCCTCGAACACTTGAGGCTTTAAGAATTGAAACATTAAAACAAGCTGATGCATATTTTGATATTAAACAAAAAGCTCGCGGGCCTGGTATGGTTGGTTCTAGCAACACGCAAAGATTAAAGGAAATTAGAGAGTATGGTGTTGCTGGTGCTAAAAGGGTTAGCGCAGATATAGAAATTGGTGCTGGTGATATTGAAGGGCGCTTAAAGTCTGACATTGCAAAACAACCAGAACTTCAAGCTATTCGCTTCAAACGAAAACAGGCTGTTGCTGAAGTTGCACAAAAGCTGGCTCCAGGAAGTCGTTCTGGCGTTGGAGCATTGCTTGCTGAACGTGGTGGCGCTGGTTTCTTTTCACGATATTTTAAGGCTTAAGTAATGGCAGAGGCTAAACTTAGTTCTTATGACGAGCTTGTTAAAGAAGCACAGGGCGCCGGCGTTGACCCACGCAGTATTGAATACTTTCAGGGATTGCGCCAAAGTGCTGCCCAGCAACAAGCTGCATACACACGAACATTAAGGAAAAAGAAAAGTGGTCTTGGTGGGTTTGTTAGAAAAGCCACATCATTTCTTGGTGGTGGTAAAAGCATTGAAAAGTATCGCACGCTTGCCACTGAAGCTGCGCTGCGCGTCACAGACGCAGAAGGACAGTTGCGTTCTGACATTACAAAACAAATCGAGCTACAAAAAATTAGGCGTGAGCGCCGTTCTAATGTAGAAGAACAAGCAACGGGCAGCTTGTTTAAGCGTGGAAAATCTGCCTTACTCTCAAGCACCGCAGGTGGCGGCGGCTTCTTTAGTGGATACTTTGAATAATGCATGATACAGCTAAACACTACCTAAAAAAATATGAAACAGCGCGGACTCACCGCACAACATTCGAGGACTTGTTCCAAGAGTGCTATGACTATGCTCTCCCGCAGCGTGAGGGCTTTTACTATAATGCACCAGGGCAGCGCCGTGATGACCGCATCTTTGATGAGACTGCGGTTGTTGGCGTTCAAGAGTTTGCTTCTCGCCTACAGTCTGGTCTTGTTCCAAACTTTGCGCGTTGGTCTGATCTTGTAGCAGGTAGTGAAGTTCCAGCAGATGAGCAAGATGAAATCAACAATAGCCTTGATGCAGTAACTGAATACATTTTTGAAATTCTTGCTAACAGTAACTTTGCTCAGGAAGTGCACGAGTCATTCATGGACTTGGCTGTAGGCACTGGTTGTCTCTTGGTTGAGGAAGGCGATGCTATAAACCCTATTCGCTTTAGCGCGATCCCTCTTCCAAAGGTAGTGCTAGAGAATGGCCCTGATGACCGTATCGACCATGTGTATCGTGAGCGCGAGGTGCGCCACTCTGATATGAAGATTGTGTATCCTAAAGCTAAACTCTCTCCAAAGATGCAAGAGATGGCTGTAAAGAAGGCCGAAGAAAAGTGTAAGGTTCTTGAGGTTGTCTGTCGCTTATATGACAAACCTAACGTGGAGCGCTTTGGTTATTATGCTATCGACAAAACTCATGGTGAGTTAATTTATCAGGAAATCTTTGAGGGTGTAGGCAGCAATCCATTTATCTGTTTCCGCTGGTCTAAGGCTTCTGGTGAAGTATATGGGCGTGGCCCACTGGTTAATGCATTGTCTGCTATTAAAACCACTAACCTTACTATTCAGTTGGTTCTTGAAAATGCGCAGATGGCTATCTCTGGTATCTATCAGATGGATGACGATGGCATTGTAAATGTCGATACAATTAACTTGGTGCCAGGCACTGTAATTCCTAAGGCCCCAGGTTCTAATGGTTTGCAGCCAGTAGCTGCTGCGGGTAGCTTTGATGTTGCTAACTTGGTTCTGAATGATATGCGCTTAAACATTAAGCGTGCTTTGTATAACGATATGCTGGGTGATCCAAACCGCACACCAGCTACTGCAACAGAAATTGCGGAACGTATGGCCGACTTGTCTCGCCGTATTGGTTCTGCCTTTGGG